TTAAACCTTCTTTAAATCTTTTGCCTTTACCGCCGCAGTGACCTGCCCGCCCTGACCGATGACGATATAGTCCTCTCTGTCACCCGAGCCTGCCTGCATAACCTCGTACACATTCGTGTACACGAACAACGCAAGCGAACCACCGTTATACGTCTTTGCGCCGTAATTCACCTTGACCTTATCGCCTACAGCAAATTTCTGCGTTGTGTCATTGTTTTCCGTGCTTTCCGCCTTGTACAGATCTTCTGTATAAAGCCAGCCGGTAGGCACCGAGCCGATGCCTATAAGCGTTTCCTTGCCGCTTGCCGACACCTGCTGAACGGTATAGATTGTATCATATACATAAGAATACGGCTCTACTCCGTTCGTGAACCTTGCACCACGCTTCACCCTCACGCTGTCGCCCTTTTTAAACAGATTCACGGGCTTTTCCGGCTTTTCCGGCATATCACCGCAGTTTTCCCTGTACCACTTAGCCGTTATCGCAGGATAATCTACAAAGCAAATATCCCCGTCAACGTCCTTGCCTGCGATACTGTCAATGCCCCACTGCCACATTTTCTGCCCGTAGTCATATCTGCTCGGGTAGTCCGGGCTTTCCGTCCAGTGCGCAAGCCATATATCAACATCTGCAAGGCGGCTTTTGTCATAGTAATTTTCCATCCACGACGGATTAGCATAGACACCGGACGGCAGTCCGATAGCGGTCATTTCGGCGCAGAATTTGAGCGCCATATCAGTACGCTGTGCAGTTGTCAACTTATCTATCTGCGCCTGTTCTTCAGCGTCAAAAAATATCGGATATGACGGCTTTAAGCCTTTTACTGCCTTCTTGCAAGCGGACAGCTCAGCCTTAAACGCATCATCAGACGTTGCCTCAAAATACCAGTAAAGCCCGTAAGGAATATTTCTTTTCTGGCACTCGGAAAGATTATGTCTGAAATAAGTGTCCTCATCCGTGCGTATGCCGGCACGGATAATTACAAACTTCACACCTGCCGACACAGCCGCCGTAAAATTGAACTGCTCCTGTGCCCTGCTGATGTCAATGCCATTGATTTTTAACATATTACTTTTCCTCGCTTTCGCTTTTCTCTGTGCTGTCACCCTTGAGCTTCAGCTGTTTTAATACTTCAAGCATTTTCTTTGGTATCGGTATACCGAGCCCCGCCGCATTTTCCACAAGCGATATACCCTCGTTAGCAATAAAAAACATTGTCACTGCTGACTGTAATACCGGTGTACTGTTCAGCACATACGCATCCAGGACGTGTGCAACACCTACAAGCATTAAAATCAGTATCTTCTTGACTATGCCTTTAAAGCCGACCTCGCTTGACACGTCTTTTCTGACAAGCGCACACGCAACGCCGGATATGTAATCAAGCACCATGCAGACTATCAGAGCGGCAAGCAGTGGCGTAAAATCGCCCCATATCCAGCCTATTACACCGCCGACAGTCGCAACTATACCGCCGAAAATTCCGTTTATTTTTTCCATAACTTTTTCCTTTCCGCCTATTCGGCTTCTTCATCTTTTCCCTGCTTTGCCAGTATGGCAAGAGCTTCTTCGCTATCGTCGGGGATCACTCTTGCACCCTGCATAACTGCGTCCTCGGATTCTATACCACCGAGGACAAATGATCCGTCCGTGAATACCTGCATTTTCATCACCTACGCTCTCTTGTTAGTGTATTTTATCATAAATGACAGGGTTTTTGTTCCTGTCAATGACATCGTAACGGTGCCGTTCTCGATTTTCAGATGCTCTACAGAATCGCCGATTGTCAGCACATCTCTGTCGTAGAATGTAGCACTTGTCAACGTCAAAACAATACGGTTTCTGATAGGGCTTGCGTTGTTGTCATAGTACGGCTCAATCTCTACCTGATTGTAGCCTTCGCCGTATGTGGCATAGTCAAAACTTTTTGGGAATTCTGACGTTACAGTGCCATATATAACTATATCCGTATCACACATCCACGCTCGCCATACATTGTCGTCACACCAGCGTGTGTACGACCGCTTTCTGGTAGCGGACGTGTACCTTTGGACGCTGTTAAATGCGTCGGCATTTACATAGCGGATGTTGTCAACAGTAAGCTCAAACGGCTCATTTGCACTTACAGGGCGGTTTGTAATGTATTGAGCTGACGCCGATGTACAGAAATACCGCTTGCTCTTGCCTTTGTCATCGGCTGTATTTAACATCAGCGTGTTAAGGTCTACCGTCTGACCTGTCAAGTCTGAAGCTTTAAGATAATCCTTACTGTCAAGCTCGGATACTGTAGCCGCTCCGACTTCCTCAGCCGTATACACAGGCTTGCTTTCAGCTTTTGCCCAGTCCGATATTTCGTCTGATTTCAGATACGCCGACAGATTAACCGATATTGTACCGCTGTCCGATACGTTAATGTTATCGCCTATCTTAACACCGCCGAGCGTGTCAGCGGTTGCAGAAGGAAGTACATAGCCGACACCCCCGTCAGCCGTCAGCTTTCCTGAAATATGTAAATTACCGTTATAATCAAGCACCAGAGCATCGCTTCTCCACTCATTGCTACCGCTTCCCCAGCCGTTGCCAACAACAAGTGCCACATCTTCAGCCTTTTTGTTATACCTTCCGAGTGCAAAGACCTCCCACCCTGCGACCGTGTGATTACCGGATGCGTGCGAATGCTCGCCTGTAGCCATCGTGCAATACCCCTCTGCGTGTGAGTTACTGCCGCTTGCAATACAGCCTGTGTTTTCAGCATGAGAACAATTTCCCGAAGCGGTCGTTCCACTGCCTTCTGCATGACAGGATAGATTGGATGCTACAGTGTTGCTCCCTTCCGCATGACTATACGGAGCGTTAGCCGTAGTCTTATACCCTTCGGCATGAGAATAGTACGCTGATGCAACATTGTTTTTGTAGTCGTTGAACACCTCGCAGTTTCTGTCAGTGTTGGTGAACTTGCCGACACCGCCGGCATTACCGGTAGTAATTTTGTTGTTTATGATTTTCTGCGTATTTCCTGCCGTTGACTTGTTCAGTACATTAAGCACCTTCAGCTTTTTGTCACCGCAGACATAGCTTTGCGTGTGCTTGTCGTTTGCATACTCGTCTGTAATCTCGGTTATGACCGTTTCGTACTCCACTCCGTCAATGCGAATAGATACCTTCTGTGCAAGCTCAGGTTCGGCTTCGTCATCCATAAACAGTGGTTCTATCTCAAAATCATCGGATATTACATATTCTTCTGCCGCTTTAAGTGCGTATCTGTCTATCTCGGCTACGCTGTCGGTATCGACATCAAGCACAACCTCTTTACGCTTTACTCCGCTTGCGGTATCATTGGGACGCTTCACGCATTTTATCGTGACATCATCACCACTACCGACTACGGCATATATGACATTTTTGTACGCCGATGTTCCATCCTTACGAGTATAGCTCTTGATGTTGTATCTGCTCTCGTCTATGATGATAGTCGGCTTGTCCTCGCTCGATTCCATATGCGGATTATAGTTGTCGCCGTCCTCCGCATTATCGTCAATAATTAGCCGCATATCGTAAAAATGCGTCTTGCAGTTTTTTAGCAGATTAAAAATTGCTGTGCTGACAGGTTCAAGACGTGTCATGTAGCGGTCATCCTGTATGCCTGTAAGCGGCGGGTCTGCGTTAATCTGGTCAACGGGCATCGTTATACCGAACATACCGTATATCTGTCTGTCGCTGTCTGTAGCGTTTACGATATTGTAGTTGACGATGTCCGAGATACATGAAAATGTAGTGCCACTTGTGACGTAATAGCCGTATGTTCCCTTGTCCTGCTCTTCTTTTGGGAAAAGCGTGACACGAAGTGCAAACAGATACTTCAGATCATATCCGGTGACGGTTATCTTATCATCCTTCTTCTCAATGTCCGTAACATAAAGAAACGTTCCTCTTACTATACGCTTTGTCGGGTCGCTCGCTATATATGTCTGACCGAGTTTTTCCCCGACTATCAGCATACGGTCCGGCTGTATACATCCGGCTTCATCTGCGTGTGTAGGTATTGTCATCTCGAAACTGCCGATGTCATATGCTCTGCGTGTATACTTGAAACTTTCAACATCAGATACGATACCAACAAGATTCTGCGAGAATTTCGGCTTCTCAGCCGATAAAAAATCGTATACTCTAACTATCATCAGATACTCCTTACATAATCAAAACGTACCAGCTTTGCTTTTATCGTACCCGCTGTTGCAATGTTCTTTACCGACAAAGTATTAGTGCCGGGATAGATATACTGCGATGTTGACTTTATGAGGTCAATGCCGGAACGCTGCGAATACGGTATATACACCTTGCCGAGAAGTCCCCAGTCGATGTTTATCACATCACTTGTGCTCAGGTATTTTGTCAGCTGAAGCTCTCCTGTGGCGCTTTTGTATGTCCCCTGTGGCTCTTTGCCGTAGACGCTCATGCTGTTGTACGACACAGGCATTTCACGCCCCGAAAGCGTAATTATTGCCGAATGCGTATCGGTACCCGTCATGGCAGCTGTTGCCGTTATGCTGAGCATAGCCGGCACTTTGTCCTCCGTCTGCGCTGTGAAATTTACCGACTGCGTTTTTCCTGCGCCTGCTGACACCTCCACATCTGCCGCTTTTACACGCCAGAACGGAACATATGACAGGATTGTTATTTTTGCGGTACATAGCACTCCTGCCTGCCGTTCTACCGCAGGAAGCTCACTGACAACGCCCTCAATCTGATATGTCTTGCCGGCGCTGTTCGTGTATTTCAGCGTACCTTCAACGCCGGCGGGAAAGTACCGCAGGAGTTTTCTGCGAAGCTCGTACATCGTAGCCGGCTTTCCGCTGCGAGGAAGCAGAGCGATTTCTGCGATGATAGTACGGATATTTGCTTTTGCGCCGTAAAATCCCGCACCGTCAAAGCCTACACGCTCGGAGCTGTCGTGCTTATATCCGAGCGCATTTCCCTCAAAGCTAAGCAGGTGAAGCGGTATGTACCCGTCTGCGTCAGATGATGTGTTGACATCGTCTATCGTTACCGCCGTGCCGAGAACGGTTGAAAATGTGATTTTCTCCATACTTTACTCCTATCTGATTACAATATCGTCCATCAGTGCGTCCTTGACCGCCTTTGTTATCTGAGCCATTGTCAGAGCCGTACCGATAAGATTAACGTTTGCTGTATTGTTCCGTGTATTATTGTTGTTCACGATACTTTCAACGGATTTTGAACCGTCCGCCATAGCAGACATTATCTGCTGTACGGTTTTCAGACTTTCGTTGATTGCGCTGATCTGATTGTTGTAGCTTTTCTGCTCGCTTTCGTATTTAGCATTTGCGGCATTTTTGCGCTCCTGTGCATTTCTCTGCCATTCCTTTTCCGCTTTATCATCGTACAATCCCTGCAATTTTTTCTCCATCTGCTCACGGGAGAACTCGTCAAGCTGACTGTATTTCAGCTGAGCCTTGACTTCGTTTATCTGCTTTTCAAGATCGTTGTCCTCATTCAGACGTTTGCGGGCTTCGATTTCATCGTCAATCGCTTTTATAGTAGTGTCACGGAGCTCTTTCTTTGCTTCAAGCTCACGCTTTATGAGGGCTATTTTCTTGTCTGCTTCGGTCTTATATGCCTCAGATGCCTTTTTAAACTCGTTATCGGAACTGCTTGATGATGAAGAATTGCCAGACCCACTGAAACTGCCTGCTTCCATATAGGTATCGAAGTTGTCATACATTGCCTTCAGTGCATCACGCTTGAGCCTTAGATCCTTTTTTGCTTCCCATTCCTGCTGATCGTAGTATGAGTTAATATTCGGTGTGTCGGACGTGCCGATCGTCGCATCATACTCTGCTATCTGTGAAGCAAGCTTTGCCTTTGCAAGCTCCTTGTACGCTTCTGTGTTCAGCTTTATTTTGCCTGTTTCGTTGTCCAGGCTTATGCACTGCGTATACCCTGCGTCTATAAGCTTCAGCATAGTGTCATAGGATATGTTGCCGTTCTTCCCCTGCTCTGCGTAGGCGGAAGCCAGCTCGTTAAGATTCTTAATGAGTGTTGATGTGCTGTCGGCAAGTTCTTCGGTGGTTTTTGCATTGCTATACTTAGAGGCGTTGTTCTCGTTTGTCTTTTGTGTATTATTCTCCGTTGTTTCCGAAAGCACTTTTTGAGCATTGTCTAATTCATCCGCTTTTTCGACGTAAAACTCCCACTGCTTTACAATTTCGTTGTAATGCTCACTGTTGTTTTCACTGTAATTTGTCTTGTTCAGAAAATCAACGTATTCTTCAAACCAGTTTGCTTTTTCACGAAACGTGCCATTAAGATTTATTTCGTCTGGCATTACCTCTGCAACTGTCTGATAATCTTCTTTCTGTAGCTTTTGAAGTGTGCTAATTGTGCCTTGCGCCTTTGCTCTTGCAAGTTTTATTTCAGCTTGTGTTGCTTCTTCAAGTTTTTTTATATTTTCTTCATAATTGCCATTCACAAGGTCTATAGCCTGACTGGTTCCGCCATAGACACTATTCAACTGTTCCTGTAAATCTTTTAACGTCTGCGTTTTCTCGGTAGCGGTTTGTATTTTATGCGAATTTTCCTCATATTTTGATGTGATATCTTTTAAAGTTTCTAGCTTTTCGGCAGATTTCTGCGCTTCGTCAGACAATTCGGAAGCTGCCTGTGCAAGCTCTTCTGTCGACTGAGTAGCGTTATTTGTAGTAGCTGCATATGTCGCTATTCCTGCAACTACTGTCAACACAGCCGAAGCGATAAACACATACGGATTAGCCGCACCAACAGCGTTGAAAGTCGCTTGTTTTGCCGTTGCTACTTCTGTCGCCGCTGAAAAACTCTTTATTGCCGCTACAGTTGCGCTTATGACATTGCCCATTCCTACAGCTACTTTAAAAGTGCCAAGAGCCACAGCACCCGCAAGAATTACCTCTTTGAACCGGAAACCTACAGATATAGCCTGCTTCATAAAAGCAACAAGATTTTTAAGCAATACACCTAAATTCTGTGCCCACTCGTCAAGCGTTCCGTCCTGCTCCCATTCTGCCAGCTGGTCGCTGACATCTTGCAATACCGACTTTACTTCTCCGAAAGCGCCCTCGCCCATTTTGCGGAAGAACTCGGATATGTTATCCTGCAAGGTACTAAGCATACCCTGCATAGTTTCGGATTGCTTCTCCATCATTCCCGCAAACTTACCGTCACCCGTTGTAAGCCCAGTTATAGCCTTGTTCAGTGCGTCTATGCCGACCTCACCCTTTGATACCATTTTTGAGAACTCTTCACCGGTTACACCTATGCTTTCGGCAAGTGCTGTCTGAAGCGGTACTCCTGCCTCCGTCATCTGCATAAGTTCTTCGCCTGTGACCTTGCCCTTTGCAAGCATCTGACCGTAAGCAAGCGTTATTCTGTCCATTTTTTCGACATTACCGCTTGCGAGATCTCCGAGCTTTGTCATAGTGTCGATAAGATTGCTTTCATCCACACCATAGCTCATCAGCATAGTACCGCTGGATATTACATTGTCCAGTGTCAGCGGCGTTTTTGCGGCAAAGTCCCGCATCTTCTCTATCATAGCCGACGCTTTTTCGGTAGAGCCGAGCATAACCTCAAGCGAGGTTGTATACTGTTCCATTTCGGCGTTAGAGCCGATCAGCATTTCCCAGAGCTTTTTGCCGCCGTAAGCCGCTATAAAGCCCGTTACCATAGTTTTTAACTTATCCATTTCATTGGATATATCGGAAACGCCTGACTTCTGTTTTTTCAGCTCACTTGTAGTTTCTTTAAGTTCGGTTTTCAAGTCAACCTGTTCTGCTTTAAGCTGTGCAGCTTTGGTTCGAGCCTTGTCAATCTCCTTTTCAAGCTCTGCCATCCGGGCTTTCTGTTCTTTTGTAACTGTGCCGTTTTCTTTCTCGGCTGTTTTCAGCTGATCAAGTTCTTTTTCGTATTCCTTAGCTTTTTTATTTGTGTCTGCAATGGCTTGCTTATTGAGTTCAAGGGCTTTGTTAAGCTCGGTGAGCTGGGCTTTTATTTCCTGTACACCCTTAGAAAATTTCGTACTGTTCGCCCCGAAATTCGCAGTAAGTTCCTGTGCCATTATTTTTTACCTCCCTTTTTCCACAGTTCTTCTATTTCGTCACGGAAGCGGTTTTCCGCAAGCTCCGTAATTGCTTTCTTCTTTGATATAAGCGCCGCTCTGATGTGCGAGTATGACTGCACAGCGCCTATTTTTCTGCCGAGCTTATCCTTGCCGCCTTTCTTGCGGCTTTTCTTGCCCGGTCTTCCAAACTCGATAATTACGCTTTCAGGATGCGCTTTTATGGCAGCTGTGTCATATCCGGCTTTCACCTTATACAGCTTGCCTGTTTTTGTTATCTGCTTCGTCAGCAGACCGCTGAGTTTTGTCGGAGAGCCGTCTTTATTTGACCTGCCCTGCAGCATTCGCCGTTCTTCGTCTATCAGTTCATCGCCGACTTCTTCAAGAATTTCAGGGATAATTTTGTTGTTCAGCTTTCTATCCATTTCGTTTACTACTTGAATGAGATCTTTAAGGTCCATTCCGGACAAGTCGAGAGTGAATAAATCATCAGACATTTTCTTGCTCCTTTCGGTGTTTTGGGTATAAAAAATCCACCCCTTTCGGAGTGGATGATTTATTCAGTTTTGGGTAATTTATCGCACATTTATAAGCATTCTACTTTATCATCGCCTTCGGACGATTTCGCACTTGCCCAACATTTGCCTAATGTCAACGCATTATGTATAGTAGCCGCAAGGGTAACTCCTTTACGAGTGTAGCCCATCAAGTTCCAGCAAAAATCATAAGATTTGCTCTCTATGCGGTCAAAATAAACAAATTTGCACGAGTTATTCTCTTTGTCTGCATCAACCGCACTGATTATGTTTTTCCCAAAAAGTTCAATCATAGTTTTGCGTGGAATAACATCATCGCCTGTCATATTGATGCTGTACTTATCGAACAGTTCATCAATATCACAAGTGGTAAGTGCTTTTTTTCTCACGATACTCCGGGAACGGATTTTTCGGCTTTAGCGGCACTATCTCAAAACAACCGGGCAACGCTATATGCTCACCAAGCATTTTTATTATCTTAGTAAAACCGCTTTTAGTAACAATAAAAAGCTGCGCCGACATTTTGGGAACGCTTGGATTTTCTGTTTTAAATGCTCTGAGTTCATCGTCTTTCAAAAGGAAATAGTCCTTGTCTTTTATCGTCTGATGTATACAGCTGTTTATCACATAACGTTCTTTATGCGTAAAATAACACATATCCGCAGATGTCAGCACCGGCTCTCCCCTGTACGTTTTGTCGTAATAGTGATACTCTGCTGTTTCAAGCGTCAACTGCTCTGTGTCGGGCTGTTTAACATTTCCGTGTACAGCTTTCGGTACAACGTCCTCAAACACCCACTTTTCAAATGCCATAGCAGACGGCAATTTACTGTGGCAGATAAGACGATAAACGTCAGCTTCGGGAATGAAACTTAGCGATTGTACACCACCTTTCGTAAGGGTGTCACGTTTCGTTACACCCTTGCAATGATCAGCTACAGCCTTTCGGGGATTAACATATCCTAAAGCTTTCGCAACATCAGACGCACAGTACACAACTAAGCCTTTTTCTTCAACACATCTTACAGAACCAAACTCTGTACTCGTTTTAGTGACTACTTTGTTATTCATAACATATCCTTTCTGACTTGACAGAAAGGCTCTATCCGAGTATAATAGATTTCAGATAGAGCAATCTGTCTTGTGGGCGAGTTTGTTTGTACTTTTAGCGGAGACAACAAACTCGCTTTTTTATTTTTTCTTCTCAAGTAATTCTATGCCCTGCATTATAGTTTCCGTACGATTAAGACCTAAACGCTCTGAACATCTTGTTATGCGTTCTGCTTCACCCTGCGATATTCGTAAATGCAAACTGACATTTCTTGGCTCTTCACTTTTAATCGGTCTACCCATTTTTTTCTTGCCGTTTTCGCTTATTTTAATCACACCCTTTCTTGACAGAAAGGAGCAAGCCGTGATATAATAATATAAGCAAGGCGGCGGCAAGTCCGCCCGGCTTATAGTTTCTGTGGAAGTCCTGCTTTACTTGAGCAGGGCTTCTAATTTTTTAAGTGCTTCGTCTTTGTCTTTGCTGTCTTTGATTATCTGGATTATCGCTTTAATCACAAGTCTTACGGTATCGTTCATTTCGTCCATTTGTTTCTCCTTTCTCGGCTTGCCCCGTTATTAGTGGCTTTCTTTTTCCACTGTCATTATTATAACATTTGCGTACGCAAAAGTCAAGAGATTTTTGAAAACTTTTTTAATTTTTTCGCATAAGAAAAGCACACCCTCTCAGATGTGCTTAATCTTAAAGTTTTGTCCATACTGTAATTTCTATATTACAGCCATACGATGCGCCGTCTCCGCCCGTTATTTTTGCGATAGTGCCTGTTATCGCACCGCCATTATCTACAATAGGCGCTAAATCAGCTGCCAGCTCAGCTCGCAAATATCCGATTTTTCTGCCGTTGCACTCTACCCTTATAGCATTGTCGTCATAAGGATTATCTGCTTCTCTGACAAAACGCAAAGGTAAGCCGCTTTTTAATTTTGGCAATATAAGCTGTATGCCGTTGTGCGTTACACCGGCTACTTTTGTAAAAAACGTGTCATTTTCGGTCAGTCCGCTTGTAACATTTTCAAAAGTCTGCTTTTTCACTGCGTTGTATTCTTCTTCGGTTATTGCGCCGTCATCAAGCAGTTTTTTGTACTTTGCTATCTCATCTGCCGCACTTATAGCCGAAGCAGGAGAGGCGTTTTTGCTTTCATTGTCCGCAATCATAGCCGTAAATAATGCACTGGCTTTTTCGGCGCAATCCTTCATCGTGTTATATGTAAAAGAATCTGCTTTAGTTGCGGTGTTAATGAAGTTTATTCTTTCAAGTGTGCCGTCTTTCAGATACACGTTAATATACAGTGCTGTAACAACAGTTACCCGTTTTGCTGTTGAAGCTCCTGCCACTGCTCCAACACCGCCGAATAGCAATCCACCTGCAACAGCTCTTGAAAATGCGCCTTTTCCTTTGACGGTGTTGTCGTTTACGACAAGTTCATAATCAATCACTTCGCCGAAGTTATGAATTATAGGCTCACCAAAATAGTTCTTTACCCACCAGACAGAATTATTTTTATCTACTTTAAGATCGCCCAATTCATCTGTGACTTTGTAACCACTTTCTTCAATATACTGTTTGTTTAATTTGCTACGTTTTATTAAGCGATAAAAGCAATAGACACCAGCCGCACATATAAGCAGCATAATCAAAATAAGTATACCATTCGTGGTAGTGGTTGCGTAATCAGTAGTCAACAATTTCAAATACATAAGTGACCTCTCTTTTTTGCATTAAATAAACATCGATATTGCCATTGTCAGCCCTACACATGCAGAAATCACAATAATCAAGCATATTACCGCTAAAAATCTGTAAATCCCCTGCAAATAGTATTTCTCGTTTCTGTCTGCATTCTTAGGTATTCCAATTTTACAAATGCCATAAAAAATGAAGGCACCTAACGCTATTCCTATAAGCACAGCCGAAAAAATCGGGGATAACGATGTACTGGACGCTGTCGCTGCCTGTCCACCCATAGTCAACAATTTCAAATACATAAGTATTTCCTCCTTTTCTGCCTACATTATACAGCAAGCGGAAAACATTGTCAATACTGCACGAACACGCCGCAATCGCCGTTGAGTATCTCCTGCTGAAGCAGATACACCGCATTTATCAGCGACACCACCATATCGACCTTGCCTGCGGAACGCTTCTTATTGACGTACTTGTTCAGGTTTGTGTCCTCTGTACAGCGGGCGTTGCTGAAATTTATTTCAAGCAGTTCATTCTTTGCAAACACTATATTTCCCGTGAGTATCTGCTCCTTGAGCCACTTTGTCGGAGCGTGAAGCACGCTTGAATGCTGTCGTATCTCTACGCACTCTATCGGATCATCTGCGCTTTCAAGCTTCTGCACTGTGGAGAGCGCATTCCAACGGTCGAAGCCAAGCTGAGCAATAATAACGCCGTACTTTTTTTTCAGCGTCAGTATGTAATTCTCGACAAAGCCGTAATCTATGATGTAATCGCCGCACGCAAAGCAATCACCGTTTGCAATATGCGTCTTGTAATTAACGTGTTCCTTTACCGATTTTTCCTCAACCTTTTCGGCAGGAACAAACGCTACCGATTTAACATATATCTTGCCCTCGTGATAGCATATCATAGCGAGCGCCGTGTTATCCTCTGTCTGTGAGAGGTCAAGTCCGAGATAGACTATCTTACCCCGCCAGAACTCGTCCGGCACGTCCTCAGAGCAGTTTTGCACGGATATAAGGTCAACATAGCCTTCACTGCCTACGCCCTTGTATTGAATATTACAGTGCTTGCAGAGAAAGTTCTCACGCTTGTTTTCATACAGCACAGCAAGCTGACGGTTGTCTTTCAGTTCCGAGAACAGATCCGCATTATCGACAGCTACAGGGTTCGACTGGTACAGCACGCTGTCGTTCGTCTTCCAGTCGGGTACAAGCTCAATATCCGGCTCATACAGCAATGCAAAATATTTCTTGCCGGAGCTGTACACCCCGTCAAGCTGTTTCTTGGCTATATCTATTTCATCCTTCAAGCCGTTATCATCATTCGGATACTGTGTGGAGATCAGTATTCCGAGCTTGCTCTTAAGCGTGATCTGCGAGGAGCGCATAGCTTCAACAGGATAGCCGTCCATAGCACCGACTTCATCGGCAAGGAACAGATGCGCAAGCTTACCGTCCAGCTTATCCTTACTGTACGCAAGCGGCGTATACTCCGTATCACACATCAAACATCTGATCTCGGACCGCATGACCTTGAAATGCTTTTCAAGCAGCGGAGAGGATTTTATGATTTTCTTGATAGCTACTTTCAGCTCGCTCGACAGCTTTAAGTCGGGAGCTACAGAGAACAGACGAGAAAATCTCGGCAGTGTCAGCATACCGATGATAAATATTACCGCCGCTGTGAACGTCTTGTAATTCTTTCGGGCAATTTCGAGCAGTCCCGTGCTGTAATACAGCTTGCCGTCTGTTTTCGTGCAAAGCACCGCATAGATAAAAAGCAGACTGTAATCTTCAAGCGATGAGTACATATCACGGCCTAAGTCCGGGTGCTGTATGGCTTTGAGCAGTGCGGTTATCTTGTTCCATTCCTGAACATCTACATAACCGTCATCGACAGCTTTAAGCCATTCGGCGCACTGTTTTCTGACGTATCTTCCGACCTTACCGGAGCTGTCCTGCGACGCCCACACGGCATATTTGTACGCACGGCTGTCTTTAATCGTCATACTGTACAAACCTCTCTGTCGGGGCTTTGTACCCCATAAACGTTGCGTAGTCGTTCCATCTGTCCGTTATTTCGTACAGCGTGGAATATGTGAATTCGTTCTCCGTCCGTCCCATAATATCTATAAACAGACTGCGAAGCTTCTTGAAGTCGGGCTTTTCTTCTGTCGGCTTACTCCCCACTATTGGCGCAGGAAGTGCGGCGGTCGTAGCGGCAAGCACCCTGTCCTGCAGGTATTCCTGCGACAATTCCTTTATCATATATGCCACTATCTCGGAACGTTTTACAGGGTCGGCTCCCAGTTCATCAAAGCAACACCTGAGCCCCGCTCTGATGTAGTCAAGCGGCAGAGGAAATGTCAGTTCAAACGGGCTGATGCCCTTTTCTTCCGCTTCTATAAACGCTTTTATGTCATATCGCAGATATAAAGTATCTGTGATGTAAATTTTCTTGTTTAAAAGTTCTGTGAACACATCGAATCTCCTTTATAGATAATTTTCGGGGCAGTTTCCCGCCCCGTCATATCTGTACTTTTTTACGCTTCAGCTACAATAACGCCTGAAGCGGTCGCAAACCATGCGTCAATGCTCGCCTTGTCTGTAACGGGATCAAGGCCCTTTACGCAGTACATATCAACGCCCGTGTTAATAAGCGCCTTGTAGTTTGCCTGCAGTGCAAGGCTGTTGAATGTTACGCCGTTCTCATCGGTTGTCTGTACGTTCTCGCCCTGTGAAGTGAACTTGCACTTGGGGAACTTATACAGGTTTATCTTGCCGTCTGATGTCATAGTGCTGTAGATGCACATTACATCGGGTACAACATCATCCTTACCGCTTTCAAGTACGCCTGTTGACGTATTTACCTTTGCACCGAAAAGTGCCACCTCGTCAGCGGAGTTTGTGTTCACAATTGTTACGTCAAGCGCGCCGCCTGCCTTAGCTACATAGCTGTCAACCTCAACGCCGCTCGCATACTGCGATGCGCTGTTCATTTTAGGCGTGTACTTTGTTGTGATAAGTATGTCCTTGATCTCGGTCACGTCACCGTATGCCAGTGTATCGGCGTTATCCGTTGTCAGCGGTGCATACGCAAAACGCTTGGTGCATACAGCCGACTTACGATCTGTACCCTGTATTACTTTTGCCATAGTTATGTCCTTTCCTCATAGAGCGTAAACTCCATGACTAAAATTTTTCTGTTGGGATAAACATCAAACTGCGATAAATCGGTAGTGCCGGTAAATATACCGCCTACATTCTCTATCGCCGTCTGCGTTTTGTCATACAGCTCAATGTCTGCCTGTGGCGAAAATACGCTCACAGACAAGGAATACTGCCGTATATTTGCCCTGCCGGAGCTGAAGAACGTATCCCTGTACGATAAATTGTACACCGCATACTTCTCCGGCTCTTTGCCGTCCTCAAATTCGGGCATATAGCTGTAAAAATGCTCGAATACCACCGAGAGTGCCGAATCAATCTTTTCTGTTATCATTGTCAGCCTTCTCTCGTCAGCATCAGCTTTATATGCAGGTCGCTGTCGGCCGCTCCGGTTGTTTCGACGTGATACCGCCTGCCGTCAATCTGTACGACCGACTGACCGCTGTATTCACGTCTCCACATATACACCGTAAGCTCCGACTTGTACCCTGCCGTTTCGGCGGCATATTTTGCCGTTACACCGGGCTCGGAAACCTTTGCGTATACGGTCTTTACCGCCCTGTCCGCTTTGCCCTGCGAGCCGTTTTTCTGCTCGGAGGATATGAGCGTGATTTTTCTGTTAAATGTCATTCTCATTCACTCCGTTCAGCAGATTTATGCTGTGCAGGGCGAGTATCTGAGTGGTCACGGGGTTCTGTGACGCTCTGTCGGACGAGAAGTCACGAGAGGAATACATATCGTTTATAAGTACTAAGTAAGCCACCGTGATGTCTTCATATTCGTCTATTTTCGCATCGTCAAGCCCCGTATAGCCCTTGATATAGGATTTCGCCGCTCCGGCACAGATTTCAAGCATTCCGTCCTCGTCATCGCTGACACCGCAGAATGCCTTAATCTTTGCGCTTGTTACCTCGCTTAGCTTCACTTTTCTCCTCCTTGTCCACAGGCACTATGTACCCGCAGGAGAGCAGGTCGTTCAGCACAGGACCGGCGGGAAGCTCACGCTCCTCGCCCTTTGCCATACTGACGGTGCCTGAAAAGTTGGTCGTTGCCTTTACTGTCATAGGTTATTAGCCTCCTGCCTTCTTCATCTTAAGGGCGGCAATCTTCTGGGCATTCTCGACCTTTGCGTCAATCTCTATCCATGTAAGAATGCCAACAGCGTGCTGTGTTGCGTACTGTTCGTTGAGTACCTGGATAGACACGTCTTCAGAGGTCTTAACTGCAAGGCCGCTCATATCGCCGTAGTAGATAGCTGTCTTTTCGGAAGCGATAGCCGATACGCTGTCGGTTGTGTATACGGGCTTACCGAACAGCGTATAGCCCCACTTTGCCGTTGCATCGGGATTAAGGATATATCTGCCCTCGTTGTCCTTGAGCTTTCTTATAGCGGTTCTTGTAGTCCTGTTCATGATCCAGCAGGCATTGTCCTGATATACATCGGGGATTGTTTCCTGCAGGTCGATAAGCTCGTCTGCCGTGATAGCTGTCGCCGATGCGGTCGTTACCACCTGTGTAACGCCTGCGGCAAGACCGTCTATCTTGCTTGCTGCGCCGTTGATAAGCTGGTTTTCGATCCACTTTGCCGCTGCAATTGCAACTTTGTTAATAACGTATGAAACAATGTCAAACTGCGAGTTATTGATAAGGCTTCTTGAAATTTTACAGAATGCACGAGCAAGATAGCCCTTGAGTTCGATACTGAGGAATTTGCCTGATGTGCTTACAGGATCCGTAAACTCTGTGGCATATGCCATTGAGATAGCCTGCGTTTCTTCGTCGTAATAGGGAATCGAGAGAGTGCCGCCGAGCGTGTATCTTGTTGCTATCTGATAGATAGGGCAGATGTCGATAACCTTATGGATTATCTTGTTTGCGATAGTTGCAGGGATGACTGCGCCGTTATCGCCCTTTGTCAGATTGACATCTTCTCTTGTTTCGACTATCTGACCTGTACGCAGATAATTTTCGAAAGCTCTTGTCTCTGCCTGTTCCTTGTCGGTTGCTGTGCCGTCAGCCTTTGCGGAGTTCAGATTAAGAGCGTTCTGCTCCTCGATAGAGCGGATCGTCTTGTTAAGCGCTTCGACCTCCGACTTCTTAGCGTCATAGTCTGTCTGCTCCTCTGTTGTCATCGCTCTTGTTTCTGCTGTTGCCTTACCGCAGAGTGACTTCATATCGGCGATAAGAGCATTTCTCTTTTCGATGAGTGCTTTTAAATTCATACTGTTTCCTTTCCGTCGGAGTAATCCGACATAAGCTGTAAGATTTCTATTTCCTTGCTGTAATCGGGGATAAACTCCCGGATTTCGTCTGTTACTTCGACCGTATCGTTTCCGGCACTGCGCTGTTCCGTCACGGTCGTTTCTTCGCCTCTCGTTTCTATCGACGTTGCGATGTAAGCAGGATTGCGGTTGAGGATTGATACCTCGTGCAGTGTCAATCCCGTAATCATTCTGCGCTGAACTCCCTCGTCACACGGCTCAATGTGTGCCTGTGCTCCCGAAAAGCCGAAGCTCCACCCTGTCAGATGTCCTGCTCTCGCTTCTGCAATTACCTCTCTGTCGGTGATGTCGGCTTCTGCGTGAAGTCCTATGCTGTCCTCACGCAGTTTAAGCGTTCCGTCTGTAGTGTCAAGCACTTTGCTGTGGTTGAATCTCAGTTCGACCTTTGGATGATCTTTAAGACTTTTCGCAAACGTACCGCTTACGATACGCTCGACAAACGGAGTTGTCATACCCGGTGCCATTGATGCAGGCAGCTGCTTGCTGTCACGCTCGACAGCGTTTACATATCCGCTGATGTGAATAAGATCAGCGGAACGGATTTCGATTTTCATTTTTATCACTCCTTTCTGTGTTGTGGGTATAAAAATACCGCTCTTTGCAGAGTGGTAAAATTATCAGTCTTTGCTTGTGAATGTAATCGGCACAATCATTTCAGGCAAGAAATTGATCTCGTAATGATATTTGTCAACGTACGCTCCACTTACATCTTCTACAGTGTACATTGTCCAGTCGTTAAGATACACATAATCAACTTTATACACATTTTGAGCTGTTTCTATTGTTACAACCAGCTCATTTTTGCTGTTGTTTGAAAGAGAAAAGTTCCGATAATTTCAAGTACAGGTTTATCGCTTCTTGCGTTTATAACCGACAGCCGCCTTGTGACATTGAAACTATCGGCTTCTTTCTGCACATTGTATGTTACTCTACTCGCTTCGGTACAACCACACAGAAGAACCGCTGACAGTAAAACACCGACTGCGGCAATGATAACTTTCTTAATTTTGTTCATGTTTAAAAACCTCACTTTCGTATTTCAGGTATAAAAATACCGCCCTCGTGGAGCGGTAAAATTATTAAGTTTTGTGCAATCAATTGCACACAGGTATAAGAAAACCGCCCTTAAAGAGCGGTCGTCATATTCAGTTTACAGTCAGTTTACAGTCAGCTGACTGCCGATAAGCATTTGCGCCGCCTGTGAAATAAGCGGCAGTGTGGTTGCACCTGCTTTAGCAAGCACGCTTTTTACTTTTCTCCACACTTTAGGGTCACGGATATTGTCTAAGTATTCGTGACCGCTGTATGTGATACTGCTGATAAACCCGTCAATATAGTGACCTGCTGCAAATTGAATTGTGGCATTTATATAGCCGGCTTCTTTCAGCTTTTCAACGGTGTAAAGTATCTCGTTGTCTTTGTATTCCGGCAGCCCGTCAAACAGCTCAAAGACTTTAAGCGGTGTCAAGGATAAATTTTCGTCTATCATTTCAGCCTTTTCAACGGCAAGCAGTACACTGCGGACGCAATCATAATTCAGCTTCATTCTTCGTCCTCGTCATCTTCCCACTCAGAAGCGCAGGGTGGCAAGCCCGGAGGAGCGATACTGTCAAAGTAAGACAGCAATTCTTCCACAGTTGCGTCTTCGTGATTCTTCACATATTCCAGCATTAAAGGCTCTACTTCATATTGTTCGGGAGCAACTAAGACAAACAGAAATTTACTAAACAGATCATAGTTGTCATCGGTGTCATTGTTTTCAGGTATTTTTTCTATATACCGCTGTTTTAAAAGACTTTGATATGCCGTATTATACTTTTCAAATTGTCGTTTTGTCATACTCAAATTCTCCTATCACAATTTAATTTTACGGTTTATAATCACTCCGCCTTCTCCGTCTGAAGTTGCCAAGTACTGATATTTTCCTTTGAAAACCGTACCTTGAAATCCTTTTCTACTTCCCGGATACTTCGTATTAAACTCTCCGCACAGCTTTGCATAAGTCTTTGGCTTTACCTGTATACCGCTGTGATTTCTCTGCGGTGACGGTGCGTATTTTGTTTTAGCCTGCGGCTTGTAAACCGTTGTTACCGTGCCGTCCTCGCTTACCGTAACGGATTTGATTGCACCGCCGTCCTTCCTTGCAAACAGTCCTTTTTCATCGTGCTTATCGTTGTATCTCTTTTCTGCTATTATACCACCCTTATCGCCGCTTTGCAAGCCCGCATCGTCAATTTTAGCGTGGCTATCGGTATTCGGTGTGTATATCTGCTTTGTCGTAGGGTCATAAAGCACATCGTTAAGCCCGAGCTTGATAAAGTCAAGTCCGAGCGGCGCAAGGTTCTCCTTGAAGCGTATCTCATCCGGCTGTAAGAAGTTCGCCGCAAGGCCTATCTGATAAGCCTGGTAGCGCGTCAGAATATCCGCTTTCAGAAGCTCGGAAGTATCTATGACAAAATACTTGCTGTTCTTTTCTTTTTCAAGCAACAGTGCCCTGTTAAGCGCCATTTCAAACGCAGAAACAACAGGCAGTACGGCTGTTCTTATGCTGTTGATATACGTTCTGTCATCGGCTCTGCCCGACAATACATCGGGAGATAAGCCAAACAGCATTGCTATCTGCTCGGCATTTGTCACCTTGTTCTGATTTAACTGCATCTCAACGGCGGTGGAGCTGCTTTCCTTGAAGTCAAGACCGTTCTGCAGTATCATCATACCGTCGCCGTTGTTGCTGTACAGCTTTTTCCACGCTTCACGGATTTTTTGCAATGCTTTATCGTCTACTCTTTGTTCAGTGCGCAGAAAGCCCTTCTTGTTACCGCCTCTGCGGCTCATCGCCTTTTCAAGCTGTAACAGCATATAGCTTGATGTCAAGAGCGTGGGATTCTCGGCAAGTATGCTTACTCCCTTTCCGCCGTCGACGCTGTTACGGCTGAGAATGACAAAATCCCAAGGATTGTACACTCTGCCGTCAACGAGCATACGGAGCGTCTTATAGATTGCGTCCGAATTTTTCTCCACACTCACAGCACTGTCACGGACATATCTGAGAGCCAATACCTCGTTTCCGCTCCGCTCTATGTGCATATATCCCGTTCCGTCAAGGAGCATATCACGGATAACCGCACGCTTTATTTCTGTCGGGTTCAGAGTATCGCCCGATTCTTCGTTCAGCTGATACAGGCGGTTATCAGCAGTGATTTCCGCCGCTGTCTGAACTTCATCGTTGCTGTTATACAGCCTTATCGGCAGGCTTGCTATTGTGCCGGCTATAAAATTAACAGCCGCTGAAACCGCAGGGATCTCAAGTGCCTGTTCTCTCGTTATATTGCTTATCTGCTTTAGCCCGAAAGCGACTTCAATATCCGTGCCTTCAGTTTCACGTCTGAATATCTTATCAAACAGCCCCATTATTTGCGCCTCCATGTAATATCTTCACTAAAGCGTCATCTTCGGGCTTTTCCGCCTGCTTCGGTATTGCTCTGATCGCGGAAAGTACCGTCCAGCCGTTTTCCTTTTCAATGTCGCTCATCATTTTTCGTTTCTGCATTATAATTTTGTCAAGGTCGGCTATCTTCGCAAGTGCTCCGGATATCAGCTTTGCAAACTTCATCAGCTCATCGCCTGTCGCTTCTTCGCCCGGCAGATTATTAAAAGCTATCTCAATCTTCGACAGCACCGCTCTTTGCGTTACCGCATCCGATTTGACAGTGTTTACTTCGCTGTACAACTCGCAATATCGGTTGATACTTGCCCCGTACAGTGCATCGTTCTTCTGTATCTTGCTGAGCAGTTTTGTCAGCCGCAGGTACTCCTTGTGCGCTACCGGATCAGCCTTTACACAGTCACGCTCAAAACACTTCTGCCCTGTGAGCATAGCCGCTTCGGCTTCCTCACGGACTTCTTTTTCTTTCTTTGTCCTGTGTCCCGCACAGTTTTCTATTGTTTTTGCTCCTCTGGGCATATACTCACTCCTCTCAAAGTCATATCGGGAATATATCGTGTAAAGAGGTGGCGGTCAGATGTCAGACCGGGACCCCTCAAAAATCGCAAGGGTAGGGGGGTACACTATATATTGTGGTGTATAGTATTATACCACTATATGTTGTGGTGTGAAAAATCGACGGTACAAGTCATAGTTGCCAGTTCCTGCCTGCTGATACGTCCTCGCTCCGCCGCCTCGTGATGATAGCGGCAAAGCGTTATAAGGTTGTCGTTATCAAGCCTGCGGTCATAATCGACCTTTAGCGGTACAATATGATGCACAGACAGGTCTGTGCTGTTGATAACGCCTGCCGACAGGCACACCCTGCAGCAGTGACCGTCACGCTCAAGTATTTCATCGGCTTTTCTGCGCCATATCTTGCGGTTGCGAAACCTGTCGGCTTCGCTGTCCCGTATCTTCTGTGTGTATTTTATCCCGGCTGTGCATTCTCCGGGCTTGTGGATCTTGCCACATCTTGAACATGCTTTTAACATAAATTTAAGATATAAGAAAAGCACCCTTTGCAGAGTGCTTGAAGTATTCGTCACCGTCCGCACGAAAGAATCAGAAGAGCGGACGGCTCGACTAAGAAAAAGGAGGTCCAATGGATACTCTTGTACGCATAATTGACAGAAAAGGTGACCTGGCGGCTTATTAGCCGCTCCTCGGTCACTACGCTTTCGCTTCTTTTCTATCGTAATCATATCACAGATGCAATAGGACATTCAAGGACATCTTGCACCCTCAGAAGTGCTTTACCGTGAAGTCGGCATATCTGCTTATACGAGTAGTGCATCTCACAGGCAATATACTCAAATGTCTTACAGTTTATGTACCGTGCTATCAGTATCAGCCTTAACCGCTCGTCAGTCACTGCCGATATAGTATGCTCTATCTCAGCCTTGACACGGATAAGCTCGTCTATCTCTGCGTTTATCTCCTGCTCCAGCGTTGCGATTTTTGCAACAGCCGTACCCACTTTGTCAGATACCCCGCTGCTGTGTCCACCCCCCGATGACGGCGATATGTTCGTTGCAAACTCTCTGAGCTGTCGTTGCTGGTCTATCTTTTGATTTATGCGTATGTTGATAAGGTGATAGCGTGATAGGTATTCTTTAGCGGTCATTGTACCTCCTCAAAATTAAACCATATTTTTTCTACTCGATGTTTACCCATCTGAGCCGTTGTCTGCTTCTCATCGGTATTCCACCCTGAAAGCATTGAGTTGTACAGCTGACTATCGTACCCGCTCAACACGATTTTGGACTTGCTTTCTTTAAGTACACTCAGCAGGTTTATGTGGTACTCCTCCGACAATTCGCATGAATACATATTTTTCTTTCTAAGGCTCTGCAGATAGGGCGGATCGCAATATAAAAGCGTATTTTCATCGTTGTAGCGCCGTATTAACTCTATTGCGTCGATATTTTCAATCTGTGCTTCTTTAAGCCTTGCACAAATCTCCGATATTCTTCCGGGCAGATAGTTCCACATGGTTGCTGTTCTCGGCCCTCCGTAGGTCTGAACATTTCTCCACGACTTTTTACTGCTGTTGCTCGTTCCGAAAGACTGATGATACCGCACGAACGTTCGCCGAGCTTGTTCTATGGGATCATCCGATTTATCGTAACAATTCTCAAATTCTTCTCTGGCAAACGGCGTAAATTCTATTAGCCGTGCGAGTTCCTCCGGGTTATCCCTGCACACCTTAAAAAGGTTTACGATATTCCCGTCTATATCGTTTATCGTTTCTATGTAGGCTGGCGACTTGTTGAAAAATACTGCTCCGCTGCCGAAAAACGGCTCGCAGTATACTTTATGTTCGGGAAAATGTGAGATAATCCATTCGGATATTCGCCACTTTGCGCCGGGATATTTTAATACAGCTTTCATTTTTCCTCCTGCTTGATACACTTGCAGGTGTAGCGGTAATCTTTAAGTTTCTGCTTTGTCATTCTATCACTCCCCATAGTATCCGAAATCGTACAAATCATCCTCACGCATAATTTTTAACTCACCATCTCTTGTCTCTACAGCCCACAGATGAGGATAATCTTCCATCACAAGAGCTGTGACAAGCGTAACACTGCCATACCTATTGTGGCTGGCAACGCAACCGGGTCTCATTTCGCACTCGTAAAAACTACTCATTTAAATTTCTCCTTTCAACTTCTGTATTCTCGCTTTAAGCACTCTCATAACTGTCTCATGTGTATCGGTTCTGTCCTTTATAGCCGCCAGAACAACCAGATACGCCACATAAACCTTATCGTACGGCGATCCCTGACGCCATAACCGGCACTTGCCCTGCTCGTTAAGCTGCTTCCTGCAATATGTGATTTCATTTTTTTGCCTCCCACGCACCACAAGTAGTTTTCGTAAGTAGTGTCGGATCGTTTTTCCAGTTTTTCCACGGCTGAAAGACGCATTCGCTTTTAAAGCACTTATTGCACTGATAGCAAGCGTGAAAATCGCCGTTTTTTTCTTTCTTCTCCTCCTGCTCGTTCATCAGCTTGCATATCTCGTGTTCGATGTACCACTTAGCCTTCTTCAAGTCTTCGGCGGCATCGCCTTTCTTGCCTGCTCGGAGTATGTACTTGATGGCATTGCCAAGATTAAAGCCAAGCTGATAGTCATCAATGATATCTATTGCTTCATACTTATTGCCTTTGTAGTGTTCGGGATGATTAATCTTCTCTCCGTTCATCCTTCAGAGCCTCTCTTCCGTCATATATTTTAGCCATTCTCTTGCACAGCTCACAGCCGTGCTTGTTTACCTCGCAAAGCAATTTGCCTATTGCTTTACCACGCTTAGCGTTATTTCTGTACGCTTTTTCATACAGCTGATACTTATCAAACTGTTTTACGGCATTCTTACGTTCTTGCGTGCCTTGTTCCTTTGATATTTCACCCTCACGGTATGCAGCATAAGTTAGGCGCATTGTCTTATATAACAAGCCTTCTGTAAGCGTTGCATTGTCCGGAAGCGGCGTATTGTGCCTTGCAAGCTCTATTACCTCATTTGCTGTCATCTATCAGTTTTAGCGCCTCCGCCGCCGATCTTGCTACCCCTGCGATAGCTCCGTAGCTTCTCATTGTTTTCAAAAACTGCTCCTGCTGAGGTCTTACTTTTCCTGTCGCCGTTTTCACTTCGATAAATACCGCTTTGCAATCGGATTTTCGGTAGCCGAACAGATCCGAAAATCCTTTAGGAAGTCCTGTTGACACCGTTCTTCCGTCTGCCGTACTGAACACTCCGACATTTGCACGGAAAATAACGCATTTTTCGCTTAGCGCAAGGCGTATGCTGTTCTGTATATCAATTTCTTTTATCTTAGCCACCCCCATTCTTTGGCTTTAACATACGCATAGCCGGGCTTATAACCTTTGATTTTTGCGTATGCGTATAGTTCCTGTATACTCCTGCATTGAGTAACGTCCTGATACTCACTTGTAATCATGATCAGCTTTGCTTCCTGCTGTTCTTTGATTTCACGCTCCGTCTTCTCGTAAACGTGTCCGCAGTTTGGGCAGACATCGGCAGGCTCGTGAGTAAAATAACACTCAGGACACTGCTTTATCTTGATCTCTGCTTGTGCTTGCTTCTTCGTTGGCGCTTTCGGTTCAAGCGTCCACTTGCGTTCTGCGTCCGGTAGCCCGTGCCTGTGTACGTTTCCGACATGGTCTATGATAATAGCTGTCTTACCAGGCTGGTATCGCATACAGCGCATAGACTGCTGTATGTACAGAGTTAATGACTTCGTAGGTCTGAGAAGTATAGACACCGAGCAGTCTGGAACATCAAAGCCCTCAGATATAAGATCAACGTTACAGAGTATCTTAATCTTGCCTGTCCTGAAGTCTGATATTACCTGTGCACGTTCTGCTTTCGGCGTACTGCCGTCAATATGCCGTGCCGGTATACCAGCGTTGCAAAACTGCTGTGCCATTGCTGTACTGTGCCTTATCGTTGCACAGTAGCATACCGCTTTACCGCCGTCTGATAACTGCTTGTAAAACTTTATGACATCACCGTATATCTTAGGTTTATCCATCAGCAGTTCAACATCTTCTGCCGAGTAATCACCACACCGTGATGTCAGTCGTGAGCAATCTGCAAGAGCAGGAGCATAATACCGATACGGTGCAAGCCTGTTGTTTTTTATCAGCCACTTTGCGGTAGGACCTTCAATGAGCCTGTCGTTTATCTCTCCCAGCCCACCGCCGTTAAGTCGTACCGGTGTCGCCGTAAGTCCGACACAGTACGCTTTCGGGAACGCTTCGTACACCTTGCGATATGTACTCGCAACACAATGATGATTTTCATCGGTAATTATAAGCGTTGGTTTTTCTGCGTCCTGCAAGTGCCGTGATATAGTCTGTACCATATTCACGCTGCACAGCTTCATATTCACGCCGTAATCGCTGAACGTGTTATATATCTGCTCACATAGTTCCTGCCTGTGTACCATAAAAAGCACACGGTTACAGTTGTCCGTTGTACGTTTAGCTATCTCTGACGCTATCACCGACTTACCGCCGCCGCACGGAAGAACTATACACGGTCGTTTATATCCGTCACGCCATGAACGTGAGAGGTTATCTATCAGATCGTTTTGATAGTCATATAACTGCATCATAATATTGCGACCATTTTGTCGACTATAACCGTTCTTTTTGAGTATTTCTCTATAGTGTTATCAACACAAATTTTGAAGTTTTCAGCGTCAAGAAAATTATTGCGATAGACTTTAAGCAAATTTACAATTTTCTGCAAAAACTCACCTAAAACCTTATTTTCAAATGCAATAGTGTGACCTTTTTCATTAGTTGTAAATTTAGATGACTTTTCTGAAAGCACAATCACAAGTGCCGTCATATACATCTTAGCGTCAAAATCAGTATAAACGACCGTTTTACTGTCTTTTCCGCACAGCCAGTCAAGTGATACGCCGAGAACGTCAGAAAGCACTAGAGCTTTATCAAGAGAGGGAATTTTTGTGCCTTCGCTTCTTTCATAGCTACTGATAGTTGTCGCCGATACGCCGATTGCTTGCGCAAGCTCGGATTGCTTCATATTTTTATCCGCTCTTGCTTTCTTTAAACGCTCGGAAAATATTTTTTTATCGTAATCTTTCATTCTTTACCTTCTTTCCTTATTATGCGTTACACCTGTTACACCAATGTTACACCTAAGGTGTAACCGTGTGAATTCGCTCTACAACTGCGTTTGAGTGCTACGGTTACACCGTTACACCGAAAATCAAAACTTCCTATAGGATTTTTTATACACGCAGAATTTAAAAATTATTAAATTACTATATAGCGGTATATCCGAAAAAGGTGTAACTTGTGTAACCGTGTCCGCAAAACCGCTCACAGAGCCGATTTAGCGGTTACATAGTGATGTAACTTTAGGTGTACCCGGTGTAACTTTACAGCTCTATATCATCGTATTTATCGTCATTTTCCGCCGGCAAGGTCATATGAATACAGCGTGTGCTTAATCCGTTGACCTTCTTGTTTACCGAGTTTTTGCCCGCTTTATCAAGCTCTATGAGGCGGTTGTCACGCAGGTAAGACAGTAATGCCTGTGAGTTGTACCCTTCTTCTTCACACACCTTGCGAAACACCGGCACCGCTATATACACCGATTGCTTGTCACCGGGAAGAACTCCCCACTGGTCGATAGGCTTGTCAGGATTATATACAAAGCGTGTCGAATTTAAAGCGACAAAACTGCATATATGCTCATACGCTCTCGGATTGACGCTTACGGAAGCCTTAGTCTTCAAAAATTCAGCTACTTCTTCCGTTTTCAGTGCCGTTTCTTCCACGCCAAGCATTTCGCACATCAGCGTGTCCGCTGTGAGTATCAGAGCGGCGCTCTGTGCCTGTTTCTGCATTATGTCGTAATCGGCTATCAGCTTTTTCTGATAGCTGTCAAACAGCTCCTCAGCGTGTTCGAAGCCGTCGTTTATCAGCTTCTGCACAAACATTTTGCCAAACGCTCCATAGTTTGCTTTTACCGTGTTTGCAACGTGTCTTGGGTCGTCAAAGAATTTCTCTTTGCACTCAATCTCGATAACACGGTTCACCGAACCGCCGCCGGAGCGTGCCGTTGTGATCGGTCTTTCGCCTGTTGTAATTACTGCGTTCTTCCACTTTGGCACAGCGTCAAGTCCGCCGAGCTTATTTCCTCTGCTCCTGCCTGAGCCTTCTGTCAGCATATATATCAGATTATCGAGATCTCGCTTGTCGTTGATGATCTGTAATTCGTCAAGTATGTACGGCAGATTGTTGTAAAACGCCGCCGTCTTTTCCATGCCAACAGTAGTAGCATTAAACGTCATGATATAATCGCCTATTTCGGGGTTTCCCCATACGCTCGCCGCCGTCATTGCAAGAACCGTTTTGGCACATTCCGTCTCGCCCCACAAATGAACCCAAAAGCAGTTACAGCCGAGCGGTTTTACAAGCACGGAAGCAAGCGAGGAAGCAAAAACCATTCTTGCCGCAACAGACTTCAAGCGGATATTTGTGTAAATGATCTCATACCACTTTCTGATGTCTCCGACAGTTTTCACGCTGTCGTAATGCTTCTTGTATTCTGCTTCGCCGTCAAACACTATGCTGTCGATATATGGTGCAAAATCAAGCTGATCATCGCTTTGAGTTATCCAGCCCAAACGGGTAACGCACTCGGTCTCGGGGATAAGCTCGGGATTTAACTGCTCGATTTTTGCAAAATACTTTACAAGTGCTTTTGCACTCTCCGATGTTACCGCTATACCGCTGTCGGACAGGTCGACTATCTTGTTTGCCGATGATATTGTCTTGCGGTCAACTATCAGATAGCGGAACACTCTTCCGCCTCGTGAGTAAGCTATTTTTATTTTCTCTATGCCTGTATCTATATTGCAAAGACGCATTATAGGCATTATCGGATGTGCGCATACCGTTTCGCCGTCAAGCGATACACCGGTATAGTCGCAGATATAGTTGCCGCATATCAGCTGTATCGGCTGCATCGGAAAATTTGTAGCCGTAAACGTTTCTGAAAGGTTCTTTGCGTATTTTCGGCAATAGTTGCCGAGCAAAGTCATAAAGCTACGTATTTTCAGCTTCGCCGCCTGCTCGGTCACTCTCGCCTTTGCTCGTTCAAACTCAAACGGATCGTCGATAAAAGCACAGCAGTATTCATATGGCTCTGTGCCCGTTAAGAAATCTTCCTTAGTGTAATCGCTGACAGGCTTGTAATTTTTAAACTCTTCTGTCATACGCACCCCTGTCAGAACGGATAGTCGTTGTCATCGGGTAACGGAATATCGTTTGTCGGCGGAGCGGCAACAACACTGTTTGTAACGGGATAGCCGGGTGCAACCGCATTGTCAAGGTGCTTGTCTTCAGGCACTTCAAGCCCTTCAAGAACCGCTCCGACCGAATGAAAAGCCATGCACTTGACCGACCAGCCTGTTGTGCCGTCCTGTTTTTCATACTCCTCGTTACGAAAAAGTCCGCCTATCAGCTTGTTCTTGAAGTTTGCGGCGTACTTGTCGCCCCATATGAGCTTAAAACTACTGCTGTTTGATTTTTCTACGCAGGTGTGGAATGTTTTTAAACCTCTGCTTGCAAGCCCTGTCTTAGTGTCAATGATAAGCTGATTTACAATGCAGCCCCACTTCTTGTTTGCTCTTGTATCGCTGTCATAACGTTTTTTGAAGAAGCCAGGCTGCTTGTCGGTCTTGTCGGTGTCAAGATATATCTTTATCATATCATCGCCGTTTCTTGATGTCGTTTCCTCGACTTTTAGTATTCTGAGAACGTGTCCGCCCGGAGCGAGCTTCTCGTACTCACCGAACTCCTGTACTTCGTTATATCCTTTTGGTTCAAGCATTTTCTTTATCCTCCGTATTGATATTAAAATATTCTCTGATGGTGTTATCTACCATCTTAAGATCGTTGTCTATAGCTGTTTCGGGGAACATATCTATAGGCGTTTTTTCAAGTGCTGTATCGTCCTCCTTATTCGTAAGGAAAACGTATCTGCCGTTATCGTAAACGCTTCTGAGCACTACCGTACACATTCCCTCTATGCAAACCTTTTCATCAAGCAGTTTGCCGATAGTCTTAGGCTTCATGTTGCCGTTATCATCAAAGTCGGTGTGCATCATAACGTAAACTATCTTGTCGGGCGGGAGTGCTTTTATATGCTCAAGTAGCCCCCAGAACTGATCTGCAACGCTGTTGTAAAAGCTGTATATCTGATTGCCTGCTCCCGTTGACGAATGTCCACGCATAAACTGATTAGTCATCAGATAACCTGCGTCGTCTATCGCTATTGATTTAGCTTTGCATTTATACAGCCCGTTGATTATTTTGCTGTAATCGTCGGTGTTTAACGTCTTAGGCGGATTCCTGAACGGTAACGGTTTGCCGATAACGTTAAACACGGCGAAGTCCTGGCAGTGCCGGAGCGATGTGCTTTTTCCGCTGCCGCTCCGTCCTACAATTAAAACCGGTATGCCCATTACTTTATCTGCAGGCTGAGTGTATCCTCAAGATGTGCGCCTGCTACCTCCTTTCCGCTTTTTATTGCTTCTTTGATAGCCGTCTTATTCGGCTCAGGCTCTTTGTAACGCAAATACTCATCGGGCAGCTCGTCTATATCGTCTATCTGCACTTCTGCACTTTTGCGGAAGGACAACTTGACACGAGGCGTTTCAAGCGGCTGACCGCCCAAAGCGTCAGAGATCAACTTGCGCAGAGAATCTATCTTTTTCTCCGCCGCCTTTTGTCTGTCGGCAAAAGCCTGTTTTTCGGCTTTCAGTGCTATTACATCTGCCTTGAGATTTTTCACCCATAAGGCGATGTTCTCAATTTTCTTCTCACGCTCAAGCTGTATCTGCTCAAACGCTTCAAGGTCTGTTATCTCACCTGTTTCTTCATCGAAAAGCGAATACAGACGGTTATCGATGTCGTATAATGTGCTCATGCTATATCCTCCGTCATTTTTTCGAAAAAACTGCTTTGCTTTTGTCACGAATAATTCGTGATTACTGTCTGCGGAATTATTGCCGATGAACTCGCATAACCGCTTCGCCGCATCAATAGCTGTGGCAAGATATGCCTTGAACGTTTCCTTAGTGTCGGGCACAGATACGGTAAGCTCCGACTGCTCACGCTTAGCGGCTTCAAGCTGACTGCGGAGTTCTTCAAGTTTCTTTTCGCTTTCGGCTTTAAGACTGTTCATCTGCTCAGTATGCTCACGGTTTAAGCGGATAGTGTCCTGTAATGCGTCCTCCTGCACCTTGTCAAGCTGCTGTTCATAAGTCTTGCAGATATTATCAAACGCTGTCTTGTCCATAACACCGTCCTTAGCCGGCTCGACCGCAACTTCAACAGGGCGCTTTTCAAGTTCAGCTATCTGTAACTTCAGCTTTTCATTTTCTTCTGCGGTCTTGCCGCAGTGAGAGCAGGTCATACGGCAGCCTCTTGTTTTATTTCTTCCATGCTGCTGTATTTTTTATTACACATCTCGGGAAGATTGGCACGCACTAATGCTTCTGCAAACGGCGGAGGCACTGCGTTACCACATCTCGCAATTTGCGCCGAGCGGCTATATTTTTTACCGTTTACATCAAAGTCGATTATATAGTCATCAGGAAAACCCTGCGCTCTGTACAGCTCACGAGGCTCAAGCATACGCATACCGATGTCAGCGATAAAATAGCGTTCACAGTCTATAAGCAACAGTAACACTTCATTGTCTGCGAGTTCATATCCGCAATAGTTGTTCAGCATTGCTCTGACATCTTGCCAGTGCCCGAGCTGTGTGCCTTCACCGTATTTGACTATTTCTGTATTTATCAACGCAAAATGTCCAGCACTCGTGCATTCAGTCGGTAACGGCTCTGTTAGTGATTTGCAGTCCTGATTATTACGAAATACACACAGATAGTGTTTGATAAGCGCATGACGCTCCTTTGTTGTTATCGTATGCAAAGGTTCATCTGCAGCTGAGCAACTATCTCCGCCATAATATTTTATAATGTTCGCCAATGTTACAGCGTATCTTGGACTCGCATCAACAGTCATCAAAGGCTGGCAGACCGACTGTCCTCTGACCTCACTCTTTGCTGTCTCGGAATGATACTGTATCAGAGAGGGAACGACAACGCCATATCCATGTTTTGATGTCACCGTTTTAAGCGGATCGCTTATGCTTTGTCCTCTGAATCCATTGCCTCCGTGATTTACAGTTACTATAAATGGATTTGGATTTTTAATAACAAATTTATCCATACCTTTTGTTATTCTACGCAGAGTGTTTTCTACAAGCGGCTTTTTTCGCCCGAAAATCGACTTGCATGGTATGCTCCAGTCAATACACTCAGCCGCCGTCCTATATGGTTTAAGTCCCACCCCATTAGTAGGCTCTGGGAAAACTATTGACTTGCCGTCACACCGTGCTACCATAAAAAAACGCTTTCGGATAGTAGGTGCGCCGTAGTCGCAGGCTCTAAGCTCACGCCACTTGACATTGTAACCGTAACGCTTAAGCGCATTAACAAAGCTGTTGAATGTTCTACCACTCTGCGTTACATCAGGGTAATTATCCTTTGTCAAAGGTCCCCATGTCACAAACTCTGGAACATTTTCAAGGATAATCACTCTTGGCTTGACAGTCGCCGCCCATCGCAATGCTATCCAAGCAAGTCCTCTGATATTCTTGCTGACAGGCTTTCCGCCTTTTGCACGAGAAAAATGTTTGCAGTCGGGAGATAGCCACATAAGACCTACTGGGCGTCCTGCGCATACCTCAGATGGCTTAACATCCCAAACGCTCTCGCAATAATGCGTTGTATACGGATGATTTATCGTATGCATTGATATGGCATCGGGATCATGATTTATCGCTATATCTACAGGTCTTCCTGTAGCCAACTCAATGCCTGTACTTGCTCCGCCCCCACCTGCAAAATTATCTACAATAATTTCATCACACAAGTTCAATTGTGCTCTTCCAAAATCCATACGCTGTCCTCTTTATCATTCTGCCCGCTTCTATCTGTTCTGCTATCAGCTGTACCGCATAATCAACCGTCAGTCTCTTGCCATCCGGATTGCCCTCACGTTCGACTATCCGCCACAGCTTTGCGTGTGCCTTAGGTACTGCCGTCCAGAACTCGTCCTGTGTTATAGGTCCGATGAGAAGTTCAATTTGTTCTTGTAATGGTGTAACCATTGACTTTCCTTTCATATTGTGATATAATCACTGTAATAACGTTTTTGTTTGTTTTATGGCTGTCCTTGTGACAGCCTTTTCTTTTATGCCGATTCTCTGCCGACAACCGTATATGTAACACGGGTTATGTCTGTGTATTCGTAGCATCGCTTTATGTTCTTCCTGCCGATATGATGAAAAACCGTCATTGTACATCCCGGTACGCTCATACCGCAACACACAAACACTAACTCACGCCAGTTGCCATAATCTCCGTACTCAGTACGGAAGATGTCGCCGGGCTTCATTTCTGCGGCTGTCTTGATAATCGGCTTGTCATATCTAATCATCGTCGTCTTCGTCCTCCTCGCCTTCACAGTCTGTTACATTGATATTGTTTACAACGCCGGCAAGTGCCTGAACAATTGCCATTACCTCTTTATAGGAAGTAACCGTTGTGCTAACTTTAAACTTCATCAGCCTACCCTCCATTCTGCCAGATACTGCCTAAGTAATGTGATGATCTCACGCTGATTTGCCACTATGTCGGCAAGCGTTATCTCGGCTTGCTGTGTTTCCGGTTCTACGCTGTCTATATCTGTTTCAGGCTCAACAATCTGCGGCTCTGCGATGGGGCGCTGAAGAACCTGCTTCTTGTTGCGTATGCGGCGTGCCGATGAACGACCTATATCGAGCATTTCTTCGATTTCGACGTCTTTAAAACCTTTAGCAATAAGCTTTTCGCACTTTGCGATTTCTTCGGCGGTTAATTTCTTACCTTTCATTTACTTTTCTCCTTTTCTTGTTGACTTTCCGTGTGAACTCCGGGATAAAATCACCTTGCACTATATGTTTTTCAAGCATACACACAGCGATTATGCCGGACAGTGCCGGAGCTTTCGGAAACGCCGCTATGTACATATCAAACAATCTTTGCTTTGTTTCCTCGATGTTATCTGCCTGTATATCCATACCGTACACGCTGTTCAGTGCTTTCAGCCCGTCCTGCCAGTCCTTGCACAACCTGAACTTCCTGCTGAGTATCTCTGCAAGGAAATTCCCATTTCCGCAGGCAGGCTCAAGGAACGTTGTTTCAACACTTGCCCACATCTCTTGCGGCACTAAGTCGCACATATCCTTGACGATGTGTGCCGGCGTAAAAACCTCGCCGAAATCACTTACACGCTGTTTACTTTTGATAAGCTTCTCAGTCATCGCTTGCTCCTTTCTCAGCGGATACAAGGATTTCGTTGTATAAATCCTCAGCATATCCCTTGATAGTTTCATCGTTCGGGCATTCGTCACGAGCGTCCTTTAACATCGCTGTTATTCTCCGCATTACCATAGTTTTCTGCTTACTGTTAAACAGCTTGTACTTGCACTTTTCTCGGTTTGACCTGTTCCACTCTTTCCATGCCGGTGTCTTCAGTTTGTACGGCTTTGTCTGTTTTCCGCACTTGTCACAACGTACCGCAAAATGTCTCGGTGCGTTAAATCCGTGCTTTTCCCAGCTTTCCCGCTCTTCTTTGGGCGGCTCAGCATCGACCGTGATGCCGTTGCCACCGCAAGTACACGGTAACAGTTTATCTGCCATCGTTGTGCTCCTTCCTGAGCCGTAACATTGCCAGTGTGCCCTTGTACCACTCTTTGAGGAGCAGTCCCATCAAGCACCATACTGCAACGGTTATCATCGCTACGGGCAACATCTCGCCGCCGACAGCGAGGTATCCACGCTCTTGATATGCCACATTCATAAACAGCATAGCTGTTATGTTGCACACAAGAGCCGTTGTAATCACCTGTACTGCCCTTGCGAGTATGTACAGGATAACTTGTTTCTTCATCATGCGGTCACCTCGCTATATACGATGATTGGTACAACTCTCTGCTTTTCATCGACTTTCCATGACTTTTCGCATTTGTACTCTTTTAAGCATTTCATTTCTCCATCGTCCTGCATAGATAGCAGCGCTACTCTGACATCGCCGACATCTTCATCTTCAAAAAGACCCCGACATTTGATGAATTCTTCGCACTCAGCGAGTGCGTCTGCATGGAATATTTCGTAGGCGTAGGCGCTGGTGTCTATTTCTACGCTGTAGATTTTCTTTGTCATTGGTTTAACCCTCCATGTAATTTCTCAGTACCGATTTCTCAACGAACCAGTACTTTCCTACCTTCTTTGCACCGGGTATCTTGCCCAGTCTGCAGTACCTTGTGACTTCGGGTATCGTGATACCCATAAGCCCTGCAAGATACTCCTGCGACAGCATCACGGGCAAGAGGTCCCAGTTGCGTACTTTTGTCTTAATGCTTGCCATTATGTACCTCTTTTTCCTTGCGTCTTACTACGCTGTCTTGTCCTTTACCTTATCACCGTATGCCATTGATATGGCAAGCAGCTGTGCCGCTGTCGCATTTATCAGTGCGGCGGCAAGCTTTTTTTCGTGCTCCGGGAGCTTCTCATAGAGCTCTGTTGCAATTTTTACATCCTCGTTTTTAGGCATATTTATACCTCCTTTACATTATTTTCTTGCTGTGGTATAATCACCTTGAAAGGAGGTGATTATTATGACGTGTCCATTTGCTTCTGCCGATAAGACGCCAGCTCCATGTCATATAAGTTGTGCACTTAAAGTCGGCAATAAATGTGCTTTTACTATACTTGCTGAAGCAGAGCTTGCAAAAGCAGTGCAGCTAAAGAGCGATAAGCACATTAGCAATATTACACATAGCGTTGCTGATAAGGATTAAATCGTCAAGCGCTACGCATTCATTGCTCTTCTCCGCAAGCAGTTCCAGCTGTTTGCGGAGAATTTCTTTTTCCTTTGTCATTTTGTTCACCTCGCTTTCCGCTTTTGACCACATTTGTGGTTTCCTTGCAAGACAATAATACCACTTTTGATACCCTTTTGTCAACACAGTTGTGCCACCTTTGTGCACTTTTGTAAGAGTTAACAAATGTAGGCTTATAGTTTTGTATAAATGCAACAAATGTTATCTATAGGTTAATTTGCACTTGATTTTAGGTAACAATTGTGGTACAATAAATAAGGCAGATAGGAGGTGAGATAACGTGGAATTAAAAGACAAACTTAAATCTTTACGCAAGCAACGAAATCTAACTGCTCAGCAAGTAGCCGACAGCTGTGAAATTTCGCTTGGCGTATACAAAAAATACGAATCGGGCGAAAGAGGTGTTGGTGTGCCAGCACTTATAAAAATCGCCGACTTTTACCATGTGACTACAGATTACTTGCTCGGCCGTGAGCCTGCAACAGACCCTTTTGATATGTTACAATTGCCCGAAGATCAGAAAAGCGTTATGGAACGATATGCGAGCTTCCCTGACGATGTAAGAGCGATAATTCTCGATGCTATCAAAGAGCTTGCAGAAGCGGCAAAGAAACGTCAGAAGTTAGACACTACAACAGCATATACAGCGGCTCGTGACGGAGATGCCCCGGGAACAGTTGAATTGCCAAACGAAAAAGTAACTCAGTTGTTAAATGCAGAAACCAAAAACAACGATTACTAATCCCATTGATTAAAAATCACCTCGTGTCGCATAATAGACATGAGGTGATAAATCTATGGAAATTAAACGATACAACATTGTCAGGAACACCTGCTGGAAGTGCCTTATAGAATGCAATGTTCGTACTCTGCCTACACCGCTCGGTGAAATATGCACGCACTACGGCATAGGTATAGTCAACGACAGCGATGTAAAACTACTCCGTGAGGACGAAAGCGGAAGAATTGTGTGTGTCGGCAGTACAATACGCATAGTTGTTAACGACAGACACCCTATACAGCGCAGAAGATACACGATAGCTCACGAACTCGGACATTATCTACTGGGACATCTCGGCACAGATGTTTCGCAGTTAAACCGCAGGCGTTACGATATAAAACCGGGCAAAGAGAGCGAAGCAGACGCATTTGCCGCTCGGCTTCTTGCTCCTGCGTGTGTCCTTTGGGCGCTGGATCTGCACACTGCAGACGAGATAGCAGGACTGTGCAATATGTCAGTACGAGCGGCAAGCTACAGAGCGGAAAGAATGAAAAAACTGTACCAGAAGAACAACTTTTTGAAATCTCCGCTTGAAAAAAAAGTCTACGAACAATTTAAGCCATTTATAAAGGAAAATACCCGCCACTAAAGGCGGGTACATAGGAGGTCAGAATGGCACGGATAAAAAACAAAGCCCGTGATGACGGACGCTTGCAGTCTAAGGTGTACATCGGTACCAAGAACGGCAAGAAGCAGTATAAGTATGTGTACGCTACAAACGCAAAAGAGCTTGAACAGAAGGTACAGGAGCTGAAAACAAAACTGAATAAAGGTCTTGACCTCACGGCCGACCGTGATACTTTCGGCTATTGGGGCGAGAAATGGCTGAAACTGAAAAAGATAGAAGTATCGGTTAAACGCTATGAAGCATACTCAAAGCGTTTTGAGAATTTTGAGCCTATACACGATTTTAATATATCTAAGCTGAAAGCTACAGACATTCAGGATATTATACTTGACTGCGCCGATGAGCCGTCTGAAAAGACCGGAAAGCCATACGCAAAACAAACACTGATCGAAATCCGAAATGTCGCAAAGCAGATCATACAGCTTGCGATTGAAAATCGAGTGCTTGACTATAACTGCGCATCTGCGGTAAAGATACCTAAGACGGCAGAAAAATCCACTCGTAGAGCTCTGACCGAAGAGGAGCAGTCCTGGATAACCGATACCCCGCACAGAGCACAGACAGCCGCTATGATTATGATGTATGCGGGCTTGCGCAGAGGTGAGCTGCTCGCTCTGACGTGGCAGGATATTGACCTTGATGCGCATACTATAAAGGTTGAACGCTCTGTGTCGATGATAAAAGGCAAGCCGCACATAAAAGAAGGTGGCAAAACTGATGCGGCAACAAGAACGGTATATATCCCCGGTAAGCTTGTCAACTACCTTAGAAACATTGCACACAGTCCGCTCGGACTTGTGTGTCCCACAGTCAAAGGCTCTTTGATGACCGAAACGGGATTTAGCCGTATGTGGGCAAGCTATCTTAATGATTTAAACATCAAGTACGGTGACTGGGCAGACTGTATGCAGACAGGCGGAAAATGTCCGTCAAAGTATGCGCCGATAGAAAAGCCGTTCTTGATACCTCGTATTACTCCGCACTGGCTCAGGCACACTTTCATCACTTTGATGTACCTCGCAGGGGTAGACGTTTTGACGGCAAAAGAGCAAGCGGGACACGCTGATATAAAAACTACGATGGCTATATATACACACCTTGATGAAAAATACAAAAAGAAAAGTATCAACAAGCTGGACGAGTACCTTGAAAGTATAAGTTAA